CACACATCTTCTGACCAATGACTTCATCAGGAGCCTTACCAGTATCCTTTCCACGATAATTATCAGTGGGCAAATCAATAACATGACCAAGATATTCCATTATGCGTGGACTAGGAGCCTTCTGCTTCCGACCAGTGCTTTCAAAATAACGATACTTCATATCAAACTCTCTCTCTTGATTATATTACTAGTATACACTACAAAATAAAGTTTGTCAACCATTAATTTCACTTTTTTTGTATAATTCTGCAAGTTTTCCTTCTAGAGCATATGCTTGTGTTTCCCAAGGCTGACGTTCATATGCAGTTTTACCATAGTTACGATACTTACCGTCTTTACACTTCCAATACTGTTTGTGTTCATCACGATAAGTCTCTTTTGTGCGGTTTGTGGCAATTTGCCAGACATGAACCATCTCATGACAAACCGTTTCAATGAACTTGTCTCTACTTACATCTCGACTCAAACGACTGTCAATCTGAATCATACAATCCCTGTTATCCTCAACACTCCATGCATAACCCAGAGTGCCATCTTCTATCTTTGTGATTTCACATTCAACCATGAGGTTTTTTATACGAGGCATGAGAGTCTCTATGCAGAACCACATAACCTCTTCGGCCAGTTCTCTGTCTCTCTTTATTCCACCATTTGTCTCGACAAGGAGCATTATAGTAACCCTACACCCATGAAACGATTCCGTAACTCTTTCTTGAGATCGTCAGCACCAACATCGTACTCATCTGCAACACCTAGATTGCTTGCACGAACTTTGAACTTCTTACGGAGTTTGTCTTTATGACGATTCTCGAAACAGTAGACCTTATCGGCCCATTCTACGAGTTCTTTCGTGACAGGATTCTCACAGGTAGGTGCAAGACCAGCAGACTTGGTTTCGTATTCCTCAACCCAAGTTCCAGCTTCATCAAATGCAACCCATCTAGGATCACCTCGTTTGACTTCTACACCATCTAACATATCTGCAGCAGTCACAGACCGATGCTTGTTATTGGTACACACGAACAGTAAATTAGTCATATCATCCTCTCTCTTGACTATATTACTAGAATATCAGGCTCAATAAGGTTTGTCAAGAAAAAAATTGGCCTTAACGGTAAATTAATCTATTTGTGGTATACTGTAAGAGAATCAGATAAGGAGTCTATATGCATTATAAAGTATGTATGCTATATGAATTGATATTTAATCTTGTGTCTCGAAAAGAACACGTTGAATGTGTGAATGAACCAAAAAGAGTGAATATGAGAGTCTAGAAACCTTTGGGGGCCCTTTTGATGCCCCTATCTTTCATCTGTTGCATGACCCACTGTTTTGCAAGGGGACTCTTCACTTTCTGTTTGAGAAGAGTTTTAATTTGTTTAAACACTGGAGTCATAACATCCTCTTCTGTGTCGTTATTGTCTACAACGATAAAATTCTGCCTGAAGTGCTGACTGAACTTACCTATGTTTGATTGAACATCATTCCAAGATTTTACAACAATTGATTCTGGCACAGACCTGTCTCGTTTTGCATTACGAGCAAGTGCGGTGTCAAGAGAAGTGTTCACAAAAACCATATGTGTATCATATCCTAGTTGTCTTAGTTGAACAGACTGTTTTGAAATCTTGTCATAGTCCTTACCAGTTCCGTCTATGATAAGTCCAATACGACCTTCCACATAATTTGCTTGACGAGCTTTGGTTATTCTTTTTGCTTTATCTCTAACCTCATCTCTTCGTGGATCATTAGTAGACATTTTCAAAGAAATGCCAGCATCTTTTAGATACTTCTCAAATGCATCATCTGAGTTTACTACTTTAAGTCCAGTTCCACCAGTGGTTTTCCTGACAACGTATGATTTACCGCTGCCAGGGCCACCAGCTAGAAAGAAGGCTTTAAATATATTGGGATCGTTGATTCCCTCTTGTAAATCTTGGAAGGTTTTCATAATTACCTCTTAATGTATCCTTTTTATACCCTGCTAATTCTATAATGTATTTATCATTATCTGAAAGTTCTTCTATGACTTTACGTTCTTGTTTCTGAAAGTTCATCTTCTTCATACGATTTTGCATTTTTGACATTTATTTGTTCCTTTTTGCTGATTAAGTTCAGATCAATTTTATTGGGTATTTTTGTTTTGACACATTTCTCCTTTCTTTATAGCTGTGGATAAAGAGTTTCTTTATCAGATATTATCGTGGGTGATTTTTCTGGCTTAGGCTCAAACTGATCGTTGGGGCCCTCTAATTTTTCTGGTAGAGAATCTTTTACTAGAGTGAGAATAGACCCATGCTTTTTGACACCAAAATCAAACTCATGAGAAATTCTTTTCACAAGAAAAACTCCTTGATAAAATCTATCATTTTTACGATTTTCTGGAGTTTTAATTGATGCAGTTAGAGGTATATCCAATTTCACAATATCTCCGGCGTTGAGTGATGTATTACCATGTGTACTGATATTTAGTATAAGTCCTTTTTCTAACTGATTTATAGTAGATGATCTTTCCTGTAACGTGTTTTGTGGGTCAGGTGCGTGAAAGGGTTCTGTCCCATCTGTAGTGGTGTTATTTGTGTCTGTCTCACCTTGTGAGATTGATGTTAGATAGGTTCTGGCTGGAAAATCTGAACTTCGTGCTCCACCCTTTTCTACTGTAACATCACTAAAAATTGGAAACTGATTTTTATCATGGTAACTTGTTATGTGTCTTTCGTCACCAAAATTATCAAAGTAATTGTAAGTGTATTCTTCAAAAGATTTACTGTATATATTATGCACAAGAAGTCTAGATGCTAAAACTCCTGTTGTAGAATTAAATAGAGCATTACTGTTATCTACAATTTCATACTCTAATACACTACCAAGTTCTTTTATTATGTCAATATTACCATTCTTTACCTGACCGCCTGGCACAAAAGTAGTATATGTTTGAGATATAGGTTGTGCATATAGACTAGCCAAACTTCTAAAGTGGTATCCCTTAAAGGTTTCAAAAAATAGATAAGAGGGAGAGGAGCTATCATTTATAGCTGATGAAGCAGATTTTAGTGCCATATCAACTACCTCAAATGGTCTTATATTTGGAGCAACAATTCTCTTTACTCCTCTTGTGGGTTCTATGTAAATTTTTTTTTGACAGTTCACTCTGTTCATCATCTGTTGAACTATATCGGAGTATGTTCCACTAAGAGAGCCAGTTACCTTTGTTCTTTGATTTTTAACAAGTTCTGATGAGGTAAAACTCAATAAGTAAAGTGATACGTTATTTCCAACTTCAGTTCTATTTTGAATTGAGTTAATGATAAAAACATTTTTAGTAAAATCAATTATATCTAACTCATTTGTTAATGAGGAAGTTTGTATTTTTAATCGTAAATACTCCTGGCCAATGATTGGTGCTTCACTTACAAACCCAGCAGAATCTTGTACAAGAATTTCTCCAGTTAGAGAAGTATTATTCAAATCCTCAAAAAAATTAATATGAACGATATTTGATTCAATATTAATCACAATACCAGCAGAGGTTATTATTTCTGCTGTTGCAAGATTGAAATCACCAGCTGCTCTTATTTCAGCCATTATAACACACTTGCCCCTATGAGATTTTCAAATTCTTCTACAAACTGATCAACATATACTTGATCTAGTAAACGTATTTTTCGTAATGTATTTTGTCTACTCTCTTCATACTCACGATTTGTTACGAGTGTAGCACTACCATGACCTGTGTTATCTGAACCAATGTCAATCGTTACTTTAGTATTACCAGAAGTTTGTGTTATCTCGTAATGGTGTGTACCATCAGGATTGCTATACTTGTCATTAAGAAATGCAAGAAACTGTGGTGTAGATAATGGCCACTGATGATACCTGTCTGTGATACCATTTACGTACATAACTATCCAATGTAGATTAGGATCACCATATAATTTATCTGCAATCATCTCTGGTGTTTCTCCTTCTTTAACATCATAGGTATCAAAGAGAAGTGCATTTGTTCGTACCTTTGATCTAAGAGCAACACGTTTCATTAGATTAGTTACAAGTTTATAATTGCCGTTACCTACAGAGTCGTATGGTATTAAAGGAAAATTTGCAAAATACATAATTAAAACCCTTTACCAATAGCATCTTGACTCAATATTTCTAGTTCTGTAAATTCTAAAGTAAGAGAACTTTTTTGTGGGGGTGAGCCTCTACCACGATTACCAGTAGTTTCCTCATATGCAGTATAACGATCTGCACCATATTGAACTTTAGCACTAGTAAGATAACAAGATGATATTCTATTAAGAAAACTGTTTCTGTTGCCCCTATACATATATTCAATATCAAAGGTGCCTGGAATATCCATCTCTCTTCTTGTATTTGGATTGGAATACGCAGGCATCATGTAAAATTTAAAGTGTTGTATGATATCTTCAACAATTACAGCTTCTTGTTTACTTTTTGGTATGAAAGCAAATGTATATGAAAAATTTCTTCGACCAACACCCTCAAACATCATCTCCATACGTGGAGTAATCACTGAACCTCTTGCAAGTTGAAACAAAGCTTCTGTGCCAGGAGCAACAGTATCTAAAGATTTATTTACTGCTCCTATCAAAGCTTCTTTAATCGGCCCCTTTCCAGTTTGAGCTAAACCTTGTAAAAAACTTTCGTAACTGCCGCCGCCTGCTGCAAAGCTGTCGATCACCCCTTGACCTGCTAGTGCTGCAGCACCAATCTCTTTATCTCCATACTTAACATCATAACTAACTTGAACACTTGGTGGCATATAGAGTGCAATGGTTTTTTCAAGTCTTTTTGTTGGTATTTTTGATTGAGTAAAACTTTGTTGTTTAATATCATCGGCCGCAGCTTCTTTTTTTACAAAAGTTATAGGAGCTCCACCATCAGCTATTGCTTGTCTCCCAAGGCCACCTCTACTGCCCTCACTATCTCTGCGGTCAAGTTCAATATTTAGATCATTTTCTATTGATGTTATTGAACCTTTCATATTTTTCTTAGTTTTCGGAGTCAATAATTTTCCATTTTTTCGAGTGTTGATATGAAAAAGAACATAATGTCCTTGTTGTGGGTCACTGTCTACGTTAATAGGATATGTAAGAATACCACTAGACGTTCCACCCATCAAATTACCTACTTGGTCTAATGCAGAATTTCCTCCCTCTGTAGGTAAACCAGCTATTGTTCTGATATCATTTGCAGCACTTCTAACTGCTTGTTGAGCAGCACCAGCAATATTTGCTCGAACTGCACCTGTGATTCCTGTAAGCACTGCCATACTAAGTATCCTTATAAACTGTTATAAGTATTTATACATGAAAACATACAAAGGTAAATATACTCCAAACAATCCTCGAAAATATAGAGGAAATTCATCCAACATAATCTATCGCTCTTCTTGGGAGCGTAAGTTTATGGTGTATTGTGATACCAATGAAAAAATACTTGAGTGGGGCTCTGAAGAAATCATTATACCCTATTTATCTCCTTGGGACGGCAAAATGCACCGTTATTTTCCAGACTTCTATATTAAAGTCAAACAATCAAGTGGTAATGTTAAAAAGTTTATTATAGAAGTTAAACCTAAAAATCAAACCAGACCACCAAAGCCCGTTACTCGAAAGACTAAAAGATTTATAAATGAAGTCAAAACATGGAGTATAAATGAAGCAAAATGGAAGTCTGCAAAAAAGTGGTGTGACCATAATGACATGGAATTTAAGATACTTACAGAAGATGAATTAGGTATACGTTTTTAGTATGCAGTTGATAAAAACATTGAATGACGAAAAACTGAATTTATAAAATAAATAAGTTTATGAAAAGACAAGAATTTAGTATAAAGATAGCGAGTACAGGAGATACATTCGTTGTACCAGCTGATAAAACCATATTAGACGTGCTACTCGAAAATAATATACAACACCCACACTCATGTAAACAAGGTATGTGTGAAAAATGCATCACTACATACTTAGAGGGAGAAGTAGATCATTGTGATATGGTGGCAAGCATAGATCATAGCACACAATTAACAGTGTGTACATCAAGAGCAAAAAGTGACTTATTAGTATTAGACATAGACTTAGACTTAGACTCAGAGGATGAATTTTAGTCTTTGTCCTTGAACTCCGTATAAATACTAATATGGCACAAAGCAAATATATTCAAAGTGTTTTAGATGATGCTAAGGGCAGACCAAAATCTACTCAATGGTACAAAGATAAGATCAAAGAGTTTGGTCAACCTCAGGCTATGGACTTGATTCGTGATGGTAAGAGAAACAACAAACCATTTTATGGTAAGTTGAATATGTTTTTCTATAATCCAAAATTCAAGAAACAGTTGCCTTATTATGACACATTTCCTCTGGTCTTGCCCTTGGAAACCTATAGTGATGGATTTTTAGGTTTAAATTTACACTACCTTCCAATTCCTTTACGAATAAAATTACTTGATAGATTAGTAGACTACTCTAATAACTCACAGTTTGATGAGAGTACACGATTAGTTGTTGATTATAGTAAATTAAAGAAAATAAGATTAATAAAACCAACCATACACAAATATCTAGCTGGTCAAGTACAGTCACAGTTTCGTAGAATAGATGCAGATGAGTTTACAGTTGCAACTCTTTTACCAGTACAGAGATTCAAGAAGGCAACCGCAAAAGAAGTATGGTCTGACTCTAGGAGTATGATCTAATGGCTGAAATTCCTAATTTTTTAGAAGGCACTGCGTTTGGTGTTATAAACGATATAATATCTGCTTTTCATTCTAATGAGGGATATGCACAACCAAATAAATACGAGGTTTTAATTTTACCTCCTCAAAAACTGGGTGGTGGTAATCAGACCAATATATTTTCTGGTTTGGAGAGACAAGCGGATACAAGAAATATTTCTCTACGTGCTCAAAGTGTAACTCTGCCTGGCAGAAATTTAGCAACTGGTACAGATAATAATATCTATGGCCCAAATATTGAAGTTGTAGAGGGTGTTACATATGCAGATGATATTTCAATGTCGTTTCAAGCTAGCTCTAGTTTAGCAGAAAGAGTATTTTTTGAAAACTGGCAGAGACAAGCATTTAATGAAAAAACTTGGAACATTGGATACTACAACGACTACATTGGCACAATAGAAATGTATATTTTAGATAAACAGAATCAAAGACGATACGGTTTAAAATTGTGGGAAGTTTTTCCAAAGACAATTGGAGCAAATGAGTTAGACTATGGTAGTAACGATCAATTGATGTTGCTTCCTGTAAGTTTTACGTTTAGATATTGGACGAGTCTAGACCAAAATCAAAACCCAGACGTAAATATTTTTGACAGAATTACTGAAACTGTCATCAACTCAGCAGAAAGAAATATAAGTAGAAATATACCCAGAGTATTGAATAGATTATAATAAAGGATGAAAAATTATGGCACTACCTAAACTTGATACACCAGTTTATGAACTTGAACAACCATCAACTGGCCAAACAATTAAATATAGACCTTTCTTGGTTAAAGAACAAAAAAGACTCATGATGGCTCAAGAGTCTGAAGATGATAAGCAAATAAGAGATGCACTTGGAAGTCTTATATCTAGTTGTACGTTTGAAGCAGTTGATCCATTTAAAGTTCCTATTTTTGACATAGAGTTTTTATTTTTAAGAATACGAGGAAAATCTGTTGGAGAGAAAATTGATATAAGTCTTCTATGTCCAGATGACAAAAAGACAAGAGTAAATAAAAGTATCAATCTAGAAGAAATTGGTGTGAATATGAAAGTTGGCCACACCAATGAAATTGAAATTACAGATAAAATAAAAATGATTATGCGATACCCCACAATCAGTGACATGGAGGATATTGATGATGTTGCTCAATTAGGAAGTGTTTTTCCCATGATCCTTCGATGTGTGCATGAAATTCACGATGGAGAAAAAAAATATAATAGAGTAGATATGTCTGAAAAAGAGTTAGAAGAGTTTGTTGATAGTTTAACAGGAGAACAATTTGAAAAAGTGGGTGAATTTTTTGATACCATGCCAAAGGTACAACACTCTGTAGAGGTGACAAATCCAAAAACTAAAAAGAAAGGTGAAGTTGTAATTGAGGGTATTCAAAGTTTTTTCGACTAGCCCTCTCTCATGATTCAATTTTTAATTATTTTAAAACAAATTTTGCATTAATGCAAAACCACAGTTGGAGTTTATTTGAATTAGAGGATATGTTACCTTGGGAGAGGGAAGTTTACGTAGGACTTTTGATAGAACATTTAGAGGAACAAAGAAAAGAAGAAGCAAAAAATAAATAAATAAAAGAAACTATCTAGGAGAATACAATGGCTCAAAAGAAGTTAGAAAAAGATAGTCAATACGAAAAGTATGATCTTGATGGCGATGGAATTGTTACTGATGAGGAATTTGAAATGGATGAAAAATTAGTACGACTTGAAAATGAAGATAAAAGACAAGATGCACAGAGATATATGGCATGGTTTGCTTTAGCAGGAATGTTACTTTATCCATCAGGAGTTGTATTTGCTTTATTGATCGGATTAGATCAAGCTGCAAAAATATTAGGTGATATGGCTGCGGTATATTATGTTTCGGTTGCAGCTATTGTAGCTGCATATTTTGGTACACAAGCATTGTCAAAGAAATAGGATAATATAAGATGGCTGATAATCCATTTAATCTTGATTTTAAAGAGTTTATAAAGAAACATCAGGAAGCTCAAGCAGAATCAAATAGATTGTTGCAAGAGGCAGCTGCAGGGCCTCAAGTCATGGTTGCCACTGGTCTTGCTAAAGATACACTAAAAGCACAAGAAAAAACACTTGAACAACAAATTTTTGCTTCTGGATTAAATCAGCAACAAATCGAAAAAGTAGACCTATTGAATATGTCCGTTAAAGAAGCAGAGAAAAGACAGGCAGAACAAAAAGCAGTGCTTGACGAATTAGGTATAGAGGCAAAAGACAACGCAGCATATCGAAAAACATCAATGGATTTAGAAAGAGCAAGATTAGCTCAAGCAAAAGCTTCAGGCTCTAAACAAGCAGAAGAAGATGCAAAGAAAAATATACGTGAATTGAGATCACAAACCTTTTTAGGAAAAATTGCAAATGGTATAGGTGATCTTAGAGATAAGGCTAAAGAAAAAGTAAAGTCCATAGCAAAAGGTGGGTTGATGGCGTTTGCATTTGGTGCTTTTGCAGTTGCAGCCCTAGCATTTTTAAACTCTCCATTCTTTGATAAAACAGTAGATTATATCACTAAAACACTTCTTCCAAAATTAAAAACATTTTATGATGCTTTCTTTGGGCCAAAAGGTGGATTTGTTGAAGGATTTAAAACACTTTTTGGTGACGTTGGTGGTCTTGGTGGAGTGGTTCTTGGACTTGGTACTGTTACTGCATTACTTGCTGCTAATAAAATAGCTAAGTTTTTTGGCCCACTTAAAGCTGGTGTAGGTAAATTGTTGAGTGGTATTGGTGGTCTTGCAAAAAGAATTCCGGGCCTTCCTGGCGGTGGTGGTGCTGGTGCTGGTGGGCCTATGGGTGCTGTTTCAAAAACAGCAGGTGGTATTGGAGCAAAAATTAAAGCTGCTGGTAAGGGTTTGGGTGGTTTTATCTCAGGATTACTTAAAGGAATTGCCAGTGGATTAGCAGCATTTGCAAATCCTCTTGTTGTTGGTGGTCTGCTCGCAGTTACAGCTGCTATCGTTGGACTTTCTGCAGCAATCCGTATTATGACACCAGCATTTGAACCAATTGGTAAAATGTTTGAGAGTTTTGGTAAGACAATTAAGAGTGTATTTGAAGGACTTGGTAGCACTATTGAATCTATTGGAGAGGGCATAAAAAAAGTTATCACTGGTATAGCTGATGGTGTTGGAAATGTGGTTGATAAAATTACTAAAATGCAGACTGCTGGCACTGAAGCAACCACTAAACAAATTAAAGAATTAAGTAAAATTCCAGCAGATGCTCTACACGCAGCAGCTGGTGGTATTGATGCAATGAAAGCAGCTCTTGCTGGTTTCGGGGGTGGCACTTTCAGTAAGGTGATGGGTAATTTATTTGGTGGTAATGGCCCAATAGAAAAAATATTAGAACTAACTAAAAAGGTTCCAGAGCTTATGCAAGCTGCTGAAGCACTTTCAGTTCTTGGTGCAGCTGGTAGTAACTATGCTATAGCAGAGGCAGAGTTAGAAAGACGAAAGAAAGTTGCTCAGTTACAGAAATCAATTGCTGGTGGGCGTATACGTGGAAAAAGAGCTGAAGGAGCTAAAGCAGAACTTGCAGCACTTCAAAGTCAAGCAATGCCTATGTCAAATAATATAGGTGGTAATTTAGGTAAAATTGAAGGTCTTGTGTCAGAGATCGTGAGAATGAAAAGAGAGGCTGCTCAAGCTGGTGGAGGCATTGCAGTCATTGGTGGTGATAGCAACTTTAAAGGTGGAGATTCAAGTACAACTTTGGTAAGCAAAAAATTAGGTGTACAAGACCCTGTTACAGAAGCTATTGCTAAAGGTCGCTAACTAACGTAAAAACCCCTGTATTTCTACAGGGGTTTATTTTTATCGTTTGATGGTAACTCCACCATCCTCATTGAATTTTAGATTTATCCACTTAGCATCTTGTGATGGACATTTTGATTTTTCATCAAACCAATCTGCATAACGCCTTGTACCAGAGAACTTATCACCCAGAGGTTCACTTGAAACTTCAACCACTGGTTTTGCAGTAGGTGCTGGTTGTATACTTTCAATCGCAGAAACCAATTCATTTACTTTTGAATCAGGGCCTACAGTAACACCAGAACCAATATACCTTTTCACTAGATTAAAGTCATCACAGTTCATAGTAGGTGGATTGCTCAGTTTAAGTGTTCCGCGTTCAACATCATCACTGCACTCAATCGTTACACTGTTTGCACTAGCAGCGGTACTAAAAAGTACCACTGCTGATGCGATCATAATAAAAGTCTTCATCAATTAACCTTCTTCTGCAAGTTTTTCAAAATATGACATAGTGTCATCATCTTCATCCGTTACTGATACAGTAGGAGCAGGCTCCTCTGGAGTATCAACTACAGTAGTTGTAGAGGGTGAGTCATCAAATGCTTGACCAGTTTGCATATCTGTCACATTACCAACCGTAGTTGTACCTGACAGAACTGTATTCAAACGAGTCTTCAACTCATCATAGGACTTGAAGTTAGTAGGTTCAGTAAACTCTTTCAAAGAGTGTTGCTTTCCCCAAAGTGCCTCAAGTTCTGCATCATCACCATTTAATAGAGCAGATGGTTTTTCAAACTCTGACTTATCATAGTTC